ACGCGGATCGGGCGGATGCCGTCCGAGATTTCAATGACCTCGATCCCGTGGAGAAAATTCTCAGACATTTCAGATACTTAGCTCCGTGTTGCCAAGGGCTGTTGTTTGTATTAATACGGGCGCATGAAGCTGACAGCCGAACGAGCCCGAGAGTGTATCGACTACAACCCCACGACAGGGGAGATGTTCTGGAAGGTCCGGGGGCGGAACCGCCGTCCGGGCCGGGTCGCCGGGTCAATTTGCAAACAGACAGGGCGCAAGATCGTCATGATTGACGGCTATCAGACGCGAACCTACCGGCTTGCGTGGTTGATAATGACGGGCGAGTGGCCAAAGCACACCATCGACCACATCAACGGCGACCCGTCCGACGATCGCTGGTGTAATTTGCGGGAAGCAACGCACGCCCAGCAAAACGGGAACATGCCGCCAAAGTCGAACTCACGGCTCGGGGTTCGCGGCGTATCCCTAGATCGGAGCGGCAAGTTTATGGTCCGCATCAAAGGTCGCTACGTCGGAATGTACGCCACCCTCGACGAGGCCGCCCGTGCCTACGCCGCTGCTGCCGAAAAGGAATACGGCGAGTTTAGGCGCAGAGCTTAAGACCCGAGGGCCGACGCGATCATCGCTTCGCCCTGGGCTTTCGCGGAAGCCACAGCGGCGTCCACGTCTGCGGTTGTCGCCGTTCCGATCACGAGCGCGTCTAGGGCCGCGTTGGTCGCGCGACGCCAGCCGACAATCGAACCGGCAAGGGCGGTGTAAAGGTCGGCGTTGCCGACAATCTTGGTGGCGAGCGCCGTCAGCGTCTCCCCGGTGACATTTGCCTCGGCTTGCAGCATCGCCGTCTGATAGGCAGCGGCGTTGCCCGCGAGGTGCGCCCGTGCGGCGGTTTCCTTCGTCGGCCAGCTAGCCCGTTCGGTTTCGGCGACAGGGCCGGTCACGGACGCGGCAAAAGTATCGGCAATCTGCGCGACTTGCGCTTTCGCGGCCTCGATCGTCTCGGCTGTAGCCAGCGGCGGGGTATAAGGCGCGATGGTGTTTCCGGCCGCAACCCAATCCCTGACCTGCTGTCCGATTTGCGTCGGGTTTTCGAGCGAGGGAACGGTCCAGACCGTACCGGCGGCGTCCGTCCAAAGGATCGGCCCGCCGGGGCTCGCGTAGCGTGCTGTCATGTCGTTTGTCCTTTGGGATTAAAGTTCGGCATCAGCGGCCCACTGGAAAAGTATATAATCCACAGCGGAAACTGATACTCCATTGACCACACCAGTAAACGATCTCGTTCCGACCTTCTGCGCAATCGCATTTACATCAGCGGCAGCAATCTGCGTTCTTATTTTTCCAGATGCGCCAGTGACGGTGCTGTATATTGTAATGTTTGGGGTTGCACGTTTTTGGACAGAGAAGTCCGCAGTTTGTTGGGCAAAAGACTGTGTCACCTCTACAGACTGACATACAGCGCCAGCCTCAGTCACAGTCCCGGGATTAACATCGACATTATAACTCTTCTCGTAATACCGCTGGCACCGCTCCAATTCCGGCCCCAATTCCGGGGCGATATAGTCATCACACGCCGCCGTGGTGTGCGTCCCGACCCGAATATGGATGCCCCAGAGGTCAACGCCGATGGTTTGAAGCCCAAGGGAGTTGCTGCGGGAATTGAAATCCGAACCGGCAGAAATCCAGAAATGTATAACCAAGCGGTTGTTGCCATCCGATCCTAGAGTTTTTCCGGATATGGAAGGCAACGTATAGGTCGCTGCAAATGGAGCCCATGATCCAGTTAGCGAAATCGTATTCACACCGGGATAAACAGGGGACGAAGGCGAGTCGCCGGTCCCGAATGCTTGGGAAACCTCAAGAGCAATGTTCCCCGTTACAGAGGATCGCCTAACCCACCCCAAGACAGTGATTGTTTCGCCCGCATATGATCTAACGTCCTCGATGTCCTGAACAAGCCAGTTGCCGTGGCTGGATAAGGTTTGTCCGGACACCGACACCCTTGCAAAATATGACGGGGTATTTCTCCCCAACTTGTCGCCAAGAGTAAAACTTTGTCTCGACAGCGTGCTTGATCCACCACTGAAAACATTTTTCCATCTATCGGCAGAACCATACCCACTTGTCGAATGAGAGGTCCCCCGCTGCCAGAAATCAAACGCGCCGTTGATAATCCGGTTCTCGTTTGCCAGCAGATCGGGGTTGACCGGCGAGGCAATGGTGGTCCACTTCTCGCCGTCGTATTTGTACGTCCGCGCGCCGTAGACGTAGGTCTGATCGACCGCCGGGGACGACGGGAAATTTATAGGCATCGTTCGCTCCCGGGATTAAAGTTCGCAGTCGCAAGCCCAGTGACATGAGATTTCGGAGGCCGAGGTCGCGTCGTCGGAATAAATGTAAAAATGATTGGCCTGCGCGAAGGTGGCGGCGACAGTTTTGTTGGTGCCTCCCCTATTGCATTTTCCGGCGTTCCCAACATCATCCCAAAGGGCCACGCTAAACGTGACGCGCTTAGGTACAACTTTCACCATTTGGGCAATTCGGGCCGTGGTAGCGGTGCCAACACACGCCAACCATATCCCATTGGTTGTCGCCGTACCGGGCGCGGTCGTAAGCTGATAGCTCTTTTCGTAATACCGCTGGCAGCGCAGCAACTCAGCTCCGAACTCGGGCGCGAGATACGCATCGCACGCCGCCGTCGTGTGGGTTCCGACCCGAATATGAATGCCCCAGAGGTCGAGGTTGTGGTTTTCGATCATGCCCGTGCCGGAAGCGACAAGGCGCAGGTTCAGTCTGTGGTTGTCGTTCGTGCCGAGCGTTTTCCCCGCAATCGTCGGGACGTTAAAGGTTGCCGCAAAGGGTTGCCACGAGCCCGTTCCGACGTCGCAGGTTACGCTGCCAACAGTCACAGTCGATGACGGCGAGCCGCCCGTGCCGAAATTTTGGTACATTTCGACACGGAAGTTGCCAGAGCCGCCGCTCCGGTTTGCCCAACCGAGAACGGTAATGGTTTCCCCGGCGTAGGATCGAACGTCCTCGATTGCTTGATCGATGTAGGCGGTGTTCGACCCCGACTGCCCCGATACCGCTATTCTTGCGTGTTGCCTCGGGTTGTTTCGCCCGAGCCTCGGACCGGGACCCCATCCCATCCGGGAAAACGAAACCGTCCCGCCGGAGAAATCCAGATACCACCGATCGGCAGACTTGTACCCGAACGTGTTCTGGGTTGTGCCGCGCTGCCAGAAATCAAACGCGCCGTTGATGATGCGGTTCTCTTGGTTGAAGAACGCGTCGAGCTGCGTACCGTTGAAGTTCAAACCGGCCCCGGCGGACAACCACTCGACCCGGCCTTGGCTCTGGTCGTAGAAAAGCATCCGGTCCGCACTCGGCGCGACCAAGGACGAGCCCGTGCCGCCGTCGCCAAGCGCAACGTCCGTGCCGCCGACTTTGTACGCATTCGTCAGGTCGCTCGACGCGGTCGCTTCAACCCACTGCGCAGAGGTGCCGTCCGTAACCCAGATATACAGCACGCCGCTGTCGAGGTCGTACCACAGCGTCCCGTCGACCGGATCGGCCGGGGGCGTTGCAGACGACACGACGGGGTTACGGGCGACAGGCTCCCAGCGGCCCTTGGCGAGATTGTAGACCCATGTCCGACCACCGGACGAATACGTCTGCCCGTTCGTCGGGGACGCCGGAAAATCTAAAGGCATTGTTTATTCGTCCCGGTTCGACGTTACAAGTAAAGCGCAAAGGTTGCGGCATCGGCGGTCCCAGCGGAGTTGCCCGGGAGGTGCGACGTCCCCGCGCCGAACGTGTTAATGAGCGACTGCGTGGCGGAGATATAACGCTGACCCGTCGCGGCCCCGCTAAACGTGGTATTGAAGAAATTGATCTGTCCATTGAACTGGGCGAGGGCAAACGTCGTGAATGCAGGCGTGCCGCTTAAAGTGATGGTTCGGTTGATTGACGTATAGGTTCCGCCATTGCGGGCTTCGATGTGGTTTACCGCTCCGCCGCTGATCGTGTAGGGTCCGATAACTTCGATACAAGCGCCGTCGGCCACAAAAAGGTGCTGCACGGCGCACGCGCCGAAGCGCACGGTGTCAACAAGAATGCGCCCGCCCGGCATTGTCGCGTAGATGCAATTGCCGCCGGTTGTCGTGCGGAACTCCATCCCCCGAAACGTCACGGCGCCAGCCAGCGGCATTGACGTCGATGATACGCAGTTCGCGCTCGTCGTTGAAATCAAGACGTTCGCCGGGGTGACCACGTTTCCTTGAAAGA